ATGGTGGGCGTGGCGCCTCAGTGGTTTGGAATTGCGTTGGTCCAAGCAACCAAAACCTATTCCAAATCAGCTGCTTACGCTACGTCCGCCAACCCTCTTTCAGGCCCAGCGTGAATAAGACGGGCTAGCAGGCGACTTTGTCGTTCCAGAGTCTTGAGAGAGGTGCCGCTCCAGGGGGCCCTCAGCTATCCCAACCGACGCATGCTGGGCGTCGACGACACGCGCCAATGGCAGACGCGGGCTAGATGTCGTTTCTAGGCGGTGGCATCAACCGTCCACCGAGCGTCCGAATCTTCTTTGAAGGAAACGTCCCTCGTCCACGCGCAGCGTCGCTGGCATAGAGTCCCCATCGAAGGTTGTTGGTGCGGCTTAAGTCGGCACAGGTGCGCAGAAGTGAGCACTTTTCGAGTTCACAGACTGGAGCCGCACTAGCAGCGGCTCTAACCGGCATCGTGTCGAACACCGCCTCTTGTCCATAACCCTCTGACTTTGCATCGTTTCTTACTACTTTATCGCTGCAATCGACTGGACTTCTCGTGCTGAGCGCGCAGTACTGTCCTGGCCAAGTAATGGCGCAGAGGACAGAAAATGAACCACCACCACTCAATCAAGCTTCCGGTTAATCCAAATCAACGGACACCACGCCGAAGTCGTGCCGCGACGACCGAACGTCTACGAGAAGCGGCATCAAGCCCTGAGATAGATGCGGCGAAATTCCGCGAGTTGTTTTTGCATGAGGAGCGGCAAGCTGCGCTTTATGCGCTGATTGAATTCAACCGGGCTTTTGGCCAGTTGCAGCGCGAGCTGCCCGTTATTACCGAGCGCGGCGTTTTGACATTCACTAACGAAGGACGCGGTTCGACCTACGCTCTTTGGGAGGACATCAACGAGACCGTTAAGCCCTACCTGACGAAGCATGGTTTCTCGTTGCGGTTTCGTACCGGGCAGGACGGTGGGCATGTCTCAGTCACCTGCATCCTGAGCCACACGCGCGGTCACTCCGAGGAGACAACGGTCCGCCTGCCCCTCGACTTGAGCGACGGAAAATCGGGCGTCCACGCGGTGGGTTCCTCCACATCCTATGCCAAACGGTATGCTGCCTCCGCCCTGTTGAACATCACCACCGCTGGTGAAGATGATGACGGTATGGCGGCCAGCAGACCGCCCTGCATCGATCCGGAACAGTTGGCAGAGCTTCGGCTCCTGCTGGCCAGCGTCGATGGAGACGAGACGAAGTTCGCTGCCCTCCTCCGTATTCCTTCACTCGCGGAACTCCCTATTGGCCGGTTCCGTCACGCCGTTTCGACGCTCAGGGCAAAGGGGGTGCGTAAATGAATGTTCTGATCCAAGGGTCCCCCGACTGGTTTGCCGCCCGAGTGGGCCTCGTGACGGCATCGCGCATCGCAGACGTAGTAGCGCGCACCAAGAGCGGTTACGGCGCATCGCGTGCGAACTACATGGCTCAACTGGTCGCCGAGCGCCTCACTCAGACGGCGATCGAGGGCTTCACGAGCGTCGCAATGCAATGGGGCATCGACCACGAACCTCAAGCGCGGGCAGCCTACGAGTTCTTCACCAACAACCTAGTGGAGAAAGCCGGATTCGTCCCACATCCCACTCTTGCCATGACCGGCGCTAGTCCCGACGGCCTTGTCGGCGCAGACGGCTTGGTTGAACTCAAATGCCCGAATACCGCCACCCATATCGAAACCCTGCTCGAGGGCGGCATCCCCTCTAGATACGAGTTCCAGATGCTCTGGCAGCTCGCCTGCACGGGTCGTCAATGGTGCGACTTGGTGTCCTATGACCCGAGAATGCCGGAGGGTATGACGCTCTTCGTGCAGCGTCTGCACCGGGATGCAGACAGGATCGCGATGTTGGAAAGTGAGGTAGCCACCTTTGTCCGGGAGTTGGATCAGACTTGCCAACGGCTAGTCGACCAATACGGCTTGCAGGACGCCGCGTGATGGAAAGGAAAGAGTTCTCCGTGAAGACGAGGCGTCAAGCGTTGGAGCGCTCCCAAGGTCATTGCGAGGCGAGTGGCCCGATTTACGGTTTGCCTTCTGGAAAGCGCTGCTGCGCACCACTGAGCGCTGGCGTAGACTTCGATCACTTCCCGGTTCGTGCCGCAGATGGCGGTGACAACAGCCTAGCCAACTGCGTCGCCGTGTGTCGAACGTGTCACCGCTATAAGACCCGCAAGTTCGACATCCCAGCGATCGCGAAAGGGAAAAGAGTGTCTGACCGACACAAGGGGATCCGGAAGTCTGGAAACGGCTTTCCTACAAACAAGACGGGACCATTCAAACGCAAACTGGATGGGAGCATCGTACCAAGATAGCCGATCGGCGCTCGAGGCTCCTTTGGCGCGGCGGCAAGCAGCAAATTCGTTCAGATTATTCAGAGGTGCCTGCGCGGCCACAGTTCGTTGCGCCGGCTCGGTCAGCCTTCACGGGTCAGGGGATTGGGAGTCTCCCAGAGAGCAGCAGCCACCAAGGCCGTGCCACAAACGTCGCAAACATCGAGATTGTGCTGTTCCCTAGGGCACCGGCGAGCGCTGCAGTCCGCTAGCAGGAAACGATTAGTCGTCCCCTGCTATACCGATTGAGCGGACCGGACTGAAGTGCCAGTGTTCGTCGTGCACTCCAGGCAGCCCCATGAAACTCAATTCCCCCCTGATTGCCCTGATCCTGCTCAGCATGGTCAGTAACCTGCTGATGCTGACGGGGCCGCTGTTTATGCTGCAGGTCTACGACAGGGTACTGGCTAGCCGGTCGGTTCCGACCCTGCTGGCCCTGACCGGGCTGATCATCGTGCTCTATGCGTTCAGCGCCCTGCTCGATGCGTTGCGGACACGCATAGCGGTGCGCGTCGGTAATGCCATCGATGCCAACTGGTCACCGCGGGTGTTTGCGGCCGTACTCAAAGCGCGGCTGGTCAATTCGACGAAGGGACCGGACCCGGTTCGCGACCTCGATACCGCTCGACAGTTCGTTTCCAGCGGGGGCCCACTGGCCCTGCTCGACCTGCCCTGGCTGCCAATCTACCTGCTGCTGGTGTTCATGCTCCACCCGCTGCTGGGCATCGTCTGCGCCGTGGGCGCAGTGGTGATCAGCGGCGTGGCCGTCGCAAGCGAGATCTTTCTGCGTGAGCCCGGCCGCGCCTCGACAATCGCCAGCGTGAAGCGCCAACAACTCGACGATGACGCGCGCGCCAACGCCGAATCCATTCGCGCCATGGGGATGATGAATGAGATCGGCGCGCTGTGGCGCGAGCGCAACGCCGAACTGGCGAGCACGCAGCAAGACCAAGCAGATCAGTCGAGCTCGTACTCGTCAGCGACCAAAGCGTTCCGCTACTTCCTGCAGTCGGCAGTGCTGGCGGTCGGCGCCTTCCTGGTCATTCAGGGTGAGGTGACTGGCGGCGTGATGATCGGCGCCTCGATGATTTCGTCGCGGGCACTGGCACCGATCGAGGCGCTGGTTGGCCAGTGGCGACCGCTGCTGGCTGCGCGCGATGCGCTTGGGCGGCTTCAGGCTTTACTGAAGAGCCAGAACGACGCGCTGCCAGACGTGGCCCTGCCGCTGCCGAGCAACAAGCTGACGGTGGCCAGGGTGGCATCGGGTCCAACACGACAGGTCGGCCCGCTGGTGCAGGGCATCACCTTCGAGCTCGAGAATGGCGACGGACTTGGTATCCTGGGCCTTTCGGGGTCGGGCAAGTCTTCACTGATCCGCGCGATCCTCGGCATCTGGCCGATTATGCACGGCGAAGTCCGGCTCGATGGCGCTGCGGTCTGGCAGTACGACCCGGATCGGCTGGGGAAGACGATCGGCTACCTGCCACAGGTGGTGGATCTGTTCTCGGGCACAGTCGCCCAGAACATTGCGCGGTTCCGGACGGATGCCAGCAGTGAAGCAATCATCAAGGCGGCCCAAGCTGCGCGGGTACACGACCTCATCCTGTCGTTTCAGCAAGGCTACGACACGCCCGTGGGCGAGTTGGGCTCGCGGCTTTCGGCCGGCCAGCGGCAGCGGATCGGACTGGCCCGGGCGCTTTACGGCGACCCTTTCCTGATTGTGCTCGATGAACCCAACTCGAACCTTGACGCCATCGGTGACGAGGCCCTGACAGCCTCGATGCTCGCGGCGCGGGCGCGGGGCGCCATCGTGATCGTGGTGGCGCACCGGCCCAGTGCCATAGCCTCGGTCAACAAGCTGCTCTACCTACAGAACGGCACGCAGGTGAAATTCGGCCCCAAGGCTGAAGTGCTGAAAGAGATCACCGTGCAGCAGCAGCGGCCAACCGCCCAGGCTGCGCGCACCACGGTGATCCGGCCACGGATTCCATGAGCATCCGGCCACCCATTCCATGGCGATCCGGCCACCTATTCCACGAGCATCCGGCCGCCCTCGTGTAAGGTCCTGCAGGGCAATCTGA